GCGTCACCTTCGGCGACCGCCAGGGCTTCGAGATCCAGGTCTTGCGCGAGCGTTATGCCGAATACCGCCAAATCGGCATCCAGGCCGTTGAGCGTTTCGACATCAACGTCCACGGCGTCGGCGACGCGACCAATGCCGGCCCGATTGGCGCTTTGATCGGCGCCTAAGCCAAGTCAATGACCGGCGCTTCGTCGCCGGTCTGGCATAACCCGTTTTCCGAGACCCCACTATGAACAGACTGCAAAATGTGAAATATGTCAGCGTCACGCCGCCCGGCGCGATCCTGGACAATGCCAGCGCAACCACCGCCGAAATCGACACGCTCGGCTTCGACTACCTCAGCATCGTCTGCCAGGTCGGCGAGACCGACATCGCGATGACCGCGCTGAAGGTCACTGAGTCCGATGCATCCGGATCAGGACACGCCGACGTGACCGGGCTGGTGTTCGGCACCTCGACCGACATCGACGGCAATGCCTCTGCCTTGCCGAGCGCAACGAACGACAACGGCTTCTTCGTGTTCCTGATCGACCTGCGCGGGCGCAAACGTTATATCGACCTGGTCGCGACGATGGGCGACGGCACAGCCGGCGGCTATTTCAGCGCGATCGGCCTGTTGTCGCGCGGCGAAACCTCGCCGACCACCGAGGCGACGATGAACGCGCAGGTTCTGGCCGTTTAAGCATGAACGCCTTCGATGCCGCGCTGGATAGCCTAAACGATACGATGATGTCGGCCTTCGCCGAAACCGTCTATATCACGCTGGCGGATAATACCGCGCTGTTCATCGGCGGGATATTCGACAGGCAGCGCGACGATGTCGAAGCCAATGTCGCGGCCAGCACGCGCTACACGTTGACGGTCAAGACCGCCGACGTGCAGGCCTTCGGCGTGGCCAAACGCAACACGGTCACGGTCGATACGGTGGTGTACACGATCATCGACATTCTGCCCGACGAGGGTGGCATGACCACCTGGGTGCTGAAACGCTATGGCTGATGTCAGGATACGCATCGACGACCAGTCCGTGCGGGACTACCTGCAAACCCACGGTCCGCGCAAGGTGCATAACGCCTTGCGTTCGGCGATCCGCACGACCACGACCTGGTCAGAGAAGGAAACAGACCGCCGACTGGCGGCCGAAACCGCGATACCGATTCAGGTATTTCGGCGTTTCCGTGTCAAAAAGAAACTGTTCGGCGGCAGCGCGGCCAGCGGTTTTGGCGGCGGCGGCAGCGTCGAAAGCGGCCTGATCTGGAGCGGTTACAACCCGGTCAAGGCCCGCTTCGTCGGCAAGCTGGCACAGGATGAGGGCGGCGCGAGCGCGGGCGCCTATTATTTCGGCGGCGCGTTTGTCACCTCAATGCGCGGCGGCCTGACGGCTATCTTCAAACGCCGCGGCAAAAAACGACTGCCAATCGATGAGCAGAAAGTGAACATTCACCAGGCCGAGGCAATTGCAGCCGCCGTGGCTGGAGAAGCCGAACAAGAGTTATTGCGCCGCTTTCGCGCCAAATTTACGGAATCATGAAATGCCGCCGTTAAAAGACGAAATCATCAATCAAGATCCCGCCTCATACGCATGGTTTACCTACGGATGGGTCTTGATGGTATCGGTTTGGGGCGGCGTCGCACGCTACATGAAGCGCGTCGCGCTGGGGTTCTCCGTCAAATTTTCCTGGCATGAGTTTATCGCCGACATTACCACCTCGGGATTTGTCGGCATGGTCACCTTCTTTATCTGCGAATCGGCAAAGATCGATCGCATGATGGAAGCGGCGATCATCGGCATCAGCGCGCACATGGGCAGCCGGGCGTTGTTTTTGTTCGAGCAGTTGCTGATTGCGGCGCTGAAAAATCGCGGGAGGATTGAATGACTGCCGGTGTATTCGATGATTTCGCCGCGATCGTCAGCCGCATAGACGCGCAAGTCACGGCGTTCGCGCTGGTTGGCAGTCCGTCCGTCGTGATGAACGAGGATGACGTGCTGCGCAAGCTGCCGGGCTGCTACGTGATGCCGGGCAAGTCGAAGCCGACCGAAAACGGCAATGGCATTCACCTGAAAGGCGAAGATCAGGATTGGCTCGTGTTGATTGCAGTTGCCTACCCTGCCGGCAGCAGCACCGCGCCAGAAACCGTGATGGGCCAGCATGTGCTAGGAGTTATCCGCGCGCTGAATGGATGGGCCCCTGCCGGCGGCGCATATAAGATGACCTATCAACAGCGATCCGCCGTGGAGTATGAAGAAGGCTATGCGTCGATCAAGCTACGCTTCACGCATCGCAAAATAGTGCCGCAGGCATGAGCAAGAAAAAAAGACGACCGCCGGCTGTCTGGCATGGTCACGTACAAATGGCAAGACACGGATTTAAGTCCGATCAGACGATGCAAGAAACCACGCAAGCACAACACAATGAGAATGCGCAGGGCCCGCTCAAGGTCACGCTGCTGAAACAACACTCCCACGCCGGCTTCGAACATGAAGCCGGCGTGGAAATCGAAGTCACCCACGCCCAGGCCGACTGGCTGAAGGCATTGGGCGTTATCTAACCGACCACCTAAGAGGTTCGCCATGTCAGGTTTTTTGGGCTCCGGCCGCGTTTATGTCAACCGCAAGGTCGGCAGTGTTTATCAAGGTTTTGTCCCCATCGGCAACGCCACCAAGTTCGAAATCAAGGAGAACTCGGAAAAGAAAGAACGGATCAGCAAGGACAAAGCTAACTACGGCTCGGCGCTGAACACCGTGTTCATCAAGAAGCCGGCCGAGATCAATATCACGCTCGACGATTTGGACAAAGACAATCTGGCGCTGGTATTTTTGGGCAATACGTCGGCGGTTTCCGTTGCCGGATCTACCGTTATCGACGAAGCCGCAACCGGGTATAAGGACAAGATTTTCCAAACCGCGAAGCGCAAGATTTCCAGCGTCGTCCTGACTGACGCGGCAGGCACCACGACCTATGTGCTGAATACTGACTACGCCATTACCGATGCCGAGCTGGGCTTGATCAAGGTATTGACCGCCGGCGCGATCACCGACGGCCAGGCGCTCAAGATCGATTACACCTATGGCGGCAAGACCAGCAACAAGGTCGCCGGCGGCACCAACTCGAACATCATCATGAAAGTGCTGTTCGACGGCGTCAACCAGGCCGATCAGACCAAGGCGGAGGTCAACGTCTGGGAAGCGGTATTGTCGCCGCAATCCGGCGTCGATTTTTTGGCGGACGACTTCACCAGCCTGGAGCTGTCAGGAATCGCCAACGTGCCGACAGGCGGCACCGAAGCGTATACGGTCGAGCTGGACGTAACTTACACATAATCCGTAGGTTGGGTTAGCGTAGCGTAACCCAACACATCGAAGCGGCACTGTTGGGTTACGGTTTGCGCCTAACCCAACCTACATTAAACATTTAATTGGCGAAACATGCGTAAACAAAAAACCATACCGCTCGGCAACGGTGCAAAAATCACCGTTCTGGAGCTGCGTCCGGTCGACATCAAGCAGGCGTTGAGCCTGACACAAGGCGGCAGCGACCTGGATTTCGAGAAACTGCTGACCGAAAACTGGGACGACGCGCTGGAGAAATTGTCCGGCGTGATCCAGGCGGAAGACATCAAGCTCGAAGAGTTGTCATTCAGCGAAATCGCCGAGGTAAAGGGCGCGTTCATGGAGGTGAACGTGGCTTTTTTCGCGCTGCTGGAAAAACTGGGGATCAATCTCGCGGTAGCTGGTTCGAATTTGAGCGCAGCCTCGATCGCGCCTGCATCGCCCTCATCGAGCGCGGACATGGACGCGTCTTCGACTACGGCTGGGCTTTCTTCATGACCGTGCAAGCGGTGATCGGCGAACAACCAAAACCCTAAAGAATACGATGAGAGCGATAGTTTTTTTGATGGCGGCGGCAATATCGGCATGTACCACCCTGACCTACCGGGACGGCACATCCGAATTTTCCCGCACCTCGTTCGGCACCAACCTGCAAATCACCGAACTGCATGCGTCGACCGCGCCGAACGGCGATCGCACGATCAGCCTGCAAGGCTACACGTCCGACCAGGTCGAAGCGCTGCGCGCGGTGGCGGAAGGCGTTGCCAAAGGCATGGCGGCGGTGAAGTAAATGGCCGATTTACGCACCCGCCTCATCATCACATCGAGCGACCAGACCGGCGCCGGATTCAATTCGGTGCGCAACGGTCTGGATGGCATCCGGCAGCAGGCCGCGCAGGTGCGCAATGCGCTGCTCGGCGCGCTCGGGGTGTCATTGGGCGGCGGCCTGGTCAAACAATTGGTCGATACCGCAGACGAATTCAAAAACCTCAATTCGGCGATCAAACTCTCTACCCGCAGTCAGAGCGAGTTTGTCCAGGCGCAGCAAGAACTGTTCAATATATCCCAACGTACCAGCACCGGTCTGCGCAGCAATGTCGATCTATTCCGCCGGGTCAGCGATTCGGTGCGGGCGATGGGCGATAGTCAGGAGCGCGCGTTCGGCATTATCGACCTGATCAGTAAATCGGTCGCATTGTCTGGCACATCCTCCGAAGCTTCCGCTGCCGGCATCGAGCAGTTCAACCAGGGCTTGGCTTCTGGCGTGCTGCGCGGCCAAGAATTTAATAGCGTCATGCTAAACACGCCGCGCCTGGCTCAGGCTCTGGCGGACGGCTTGCAGTCGACCAAGGGCGAGCTGCGGGAGATGGCCGAGCAAGGCAAGCTGACTACGCAGGTCGTGCTAACCGCCCTGGAGTCGCAGTCCAATGCGCTGAATACCGAGTTTGCGCAAGTGCCGCAAACGGTCGGGCGCGCGATCACGCGCGTGCAAAACGCCTGGACGTTATTTCTCGGCAAGCTGAACGAGGGGCACGGCGCTACCGACTCGCTGGCCGGCGGCTTCAATGCGCTGGCAGACAACATGCAGGGCGTTGTCGAAACCGGCGCTTCGCTGGCCAAGGTCGTCGGTCTCGTTTACGCCGGCAAGATCATAACGGGCATACAAAACTTTGTTACCGCTCAATATCAAGCGGTGGTCGCGCATAGGCAGGCCGCTGAGGCGGCGACGCAAGAAGCCTTGGCGCAGCAAAATGCGCTGCGCGTGCAAATGCAGGCGACGGCGGTTCGCGCCAAGGCCGCCGCGGCTATTTTGGAAGAGGCGCGATTGCAACGCGCCCTGGCCGTCACCGACGCCGAACGTGCCAGCGCGCAGCAGGTGCTTAACCGGGCAGTCTCGCAGGCCTCCCTGCAACAAAAACAAGCGGCCGCCGCCGCCCTGGCATACCGCAATGCGCTGGATACCACGGCGGTTTCCGCGACGCTGGCCCAGCGTGCTCTTGCTGCGCTGAATAATGTATTTTTCCTGTTTATCGCCTGGGAAATCGGCAAAACCATCGGCGAGTGGCTGACGCAGTTCGAAAAACTAAGGCAGGCCGGCAGCTACGTTGCCGAAGCGTTTACCCTGGTAATAACCGACTTCCAGGCCATGTTCAACGGCATGTCGGTACAGGAGCGTTTCGCGCAAATCCAGCAGATCCATGCGGAGTTCGATGCGATTCGCGCCGCCGATACCGATGCCGCGCGCAATGCAGCAGAACAGGCTGCCGCATCAGAAGAGGCCAAGGCGCAAGCGACCGAGACTGCCGCCGAACGCCAGAAGCAGGCCTGGAAACAAGTCGAAGACGGTTTGAAAAGTCTCACGACATCGATAGACGCCGACTTTGCCGCGCAAAACGCTACTCTGCAACAGCACCTCGATGAACGCCTGGCGGCGATCGATGCTAGCAACGCCGGAGAGCTGCAAAAAGACGCCGAGCGCGCGCAGGCACAAATCCAGTCGGCAAACGCCGAACTGGAGCTGGCGAAGAGCGCCGCCGACGCCAAGCTGCAATTGATCTATCAGTCCTACGGCGCGCAAATCCAGGGCATCGGCAAATACAACGAAACCGCCAAACAGCTCGATCGCGACAGTATCGAGGCGCGCAAAAGCATTTACGCGGAGTTGGCGACGCATTATCAAGGGGTTGTCGATCGGCTGACCGAGGAACATCAACGCGAAGTGCAGGCCGCCGCCAATGCCGGTCAACAAATCCGCGATCTGGCGCAGCAGCATCAGTTCGACCTCGCCGACATCGAGCGGCAAGGCGTCGATGAGCGCGATAAGATCAAATCGGAAGAAAGCGAGTTCGACAAATTATTATCCGAAGTAGCGAAGGAGCGCGCCAAGGGTAAAGAGGCGGATCAGGAAAAAATCAATGGGGCATTACAGCGCGCGAGCCAGTTAAATCAGGACATCAGCCAATCGACGATAAGTCTGGCGCAAACCGACAGCGACAAATCCAGCGCACGCTATGACAATGCCGACCGCTTGAACAAGTTGTACGCCGCGCAAAAAGCCGTGCTCGATGACAACAAAAAAGCGCACGAAGAAAACGCGCAGGCGATCGCCTCAGCGCAGCAGGAAGCGCTCACCAAACTGGCCGATGTCAATCAGAAGATCGGCCAAATCACAGACATCCTCAACAAACAATATGCCCTGCAAATCACCGCAGACTCCAGCGCGATCGATGCCGCCATTGCCAAGATCAACAGCATTCCGACCGAGAAAGTCGTCACCATCCGCACCGTCAACGCTGGCGGTGCGGATGTGCAGGCGCAGACCGGCGGCCTGATCCAGCGCTTCGCCAATGGCGGCTATCCGCGCA